AGACCGATTTCTAAGGCAAATTCCTTCTGGAGTTGTCGGAAATGCCGTACCTCCAATAGAACCTGAATTGCCTAAAGAAACAGTACCAGAACCAGCGGAGGAAGTTTCTGAAGCATTCAAAGCTGGACCTATTCACTTCAAAAAAGGTGGCAGTAAAGATATTTCAGGACAAGAAGCAATTATACTAAATAATTTAGTAAGAGACAATAAATCAATTGAGCACTTAGCTTTGACATCTCAAAAAGATTTAGACACCATTATAGAATTCGCAAAGGCAATAAACCCATGACCACCATGAAACCACTTAAACTGATCACAGAGCTTTATGAAGACGTAACCTCTCTATTTGAGGAAGTTGATGGTAAGAAACAGCTTTTCATTGAAGGCACTTTTGCGCAAGCCGAAAAGAAAAATCGTAATGGTCGTATCTATCCATCTTCTATTCTTGAAAGAGAAGTTAACAAATTCATCAACGAATGGGTAAACACAAAAAGAGCTTTGGGTGAACTTAATCATCCGGCCTCTCCTACAGTTGACCCAAAGAATGCTTCTCATCGTATTGTTGAAATGCGTAAAGAAGGTAATGACTTCTATGGAAAAGCTCTAATCCTTAATACACCAATGGGCAACATTGTTCGCGGCCTTATGGAGGGTGGAACCAATATTGGTGTTTCAACTAGAGGGCTTGGTACTGTAAAAACCTCTGGTGGAGCTATGGTTGTCCAAGAAGATTTTAAACTTGCTACTATTGATATCGTTTCTAATCCATCTGGAATTGACTGTTGGGTTAATGGCCTAATGGAAGGCGTTGAATGGATTTTTGAAGAAGGTATCCTTAAGCAGGTTACCGAACAAAAGATCGAAGAAATCAAAAAAGAACTAGATAAGCCGAAGCTTTCGGAAGCTGATATGCTAAAAGCATTCAATAAATTCCTAAATGCTTTGAATAATAAATAATAGTATAACATACAAAAATCACTAGGAGTTGTAAATAATGACTAAGAAATTAGATGAAATTAAATCAGATGACGGTAACAATGTTGCTATCGACGCTGTAACCCCCGCTGGTGGTTCTGATAAAGGAATTCCTGTGAAAGTTACTGGCGATAAGACTGCCGATACATCCGCTACAAGCCCTTCAGTTGCTCCCGGCGCTGTAACCCCTCTTGGTGGTTCAGACATGAAGCGTTCTGCTGATAAGCTTTCAGAAGGTGTTAAGAAGGAAGACCTTAAGGCTATTTTCGAAGGTACAGACGTATCAGAAGATTTCCTTGATAAGGCTTATGCTCTTTTCGAAGGTGCTGTTTCCCTTAAAATCTCTACTATTCAGGATGAACTTGTTGAAGAATTCACAGCTAGAGAAGAAGCCCTTCTTGAAGGTCTAGAAACCAAGCTTGATGGATATCTATCACTCGTTTCTGAACAGTGGTTCAAGGATAATGAGCTAGCAATTGAAACTGGTATTAAGACAGAACTTTCAGAATCTCTAATCAAGGGAATTCAGGATTTGTTCCTAGAACACAACATTATCATCCCTGATGAAAAGACTGATGTTCTTGAAGCCGTAACAGAAAAGCTTGCTGAAACCGAAGATAAGCTAAATGAAGCTCTTAATGCTCAAGTAGAACAAAGAAAGTTAATCGAATCTTTCGAACGTAAGGAAGTATTCAACGAACTATCTGAAGGACTAGATGAAGTATCTAAGGATAAGCTAGTTAAGCTTACTGAAAATGTTTCATTCAATAATGCAGAATCCTATCGTAAGACTGTCTCCACTCTAAAGGAAACTCTAGATGTTAAGACTGTCACTGTAAAGGATGCGCTTGTTGAAGAAGTAAAAGTAGAAACCGCACCAGTCAACCCCGTTAATGATCGTATGGCAGCTTATAAGGCTACCGCAAAATACCTCGCATAACGTGAAAAACTGAAAAACAATAAATAATTAAAATAACAAATCAAAGGAGTTTACCGTTATGGCTATTGTAAAGAAAGAAATTGTAGATAAGTGGAAAGACCTTCTAGAAGACGAAAGTTTCGCCCCTATTGGTGATGCTACCCGTAGAGCCGTAACAGCGCAGCTTCTAGAAAATACGGAAAAGGCATTCGAAACCGGAGCCATGGAACTAGTTCAGCATCCCCTAATGGAAGCTGCTTCTACTAACAACATTGGCGGCGGTAACGTCAAGCTTTATGATCCAGTCCTAATCTCTATGATTAGACGTGCGGCTCCTAAGCTTATCGCTTATGACATTGCTGGTGTTCAGCCAATGACAGGCCCAACCGGTCAAATCTTTGCCCTACGTTCACGTTATGCTAACCAGACAGGTACAGAAGCCTTCTTTGGTGAAGCTAACACAGGTTTCACAACTATTCGCGGTGGTAACACTCAGATCGTTGGTGATGCTACTCTAAACGTTGGTACTGCCGTTACTGGTAATGCTCAAACATATAACTTTGGTGGTGGTATGTCAACCGCTCAGCTTGAAGCTCTAGGTACTTCTGGAAACGCTTCTTTCGCTGAAATGGCTATCAGCATTGAAAAGATCACAGTTAACGCTGGTGGTCGCGCTCTAAAGGCTGAATACTCAACAGAACTTGCTCAAGACCTAAAGGCAATCCACGGCCTTGATGCAGAGAAGGAACTTGCCAACGTTCTTTCCACAGAGCTAACAACTGAAATTAACCGCGAAGTTGTTCGTACTCTTTATCTAACTGCCGTTACTGGTGCTCAAACAGGCACTACTACTGCTGGTACATTCGACCTTGACACAGACTCCAACGGTCGTTGGATGGGTGAAAAGTTCGCCGGTCTACACTTCTTCCTACAGCTAGAAGCTAATGCAATTGCTAAGGCTACTCGTAGAGGAAAGGGTAACGTCCTAATGACAAGCTCTAACGTTGCTTCTGCCCTTCAAATGGCTGGTGTACTAAAGTTTGTTGATGCTGCTAATGGTCTAACCATTGACGACACAGGCGTAACTTATGCCGGTAACATTGGTCCAGTCCGTGTTTACATTGACCCATATGCAACTTCAGACTTCGTTGTCCTAGGTTACAAGGGTGTCAATTCATGGGATGCTGGCTTCTTCTACTGCCCATACACACCTCTACAGATGGTTCGTGCTGTTGATCCAAACAGCTTCCAGCCTAAGATTGGTTTCAAGACACGCTACGGCATGGTTGCAAATCCATTCTCTACTGGAGCTACTGCCTCTGATGGTTCACTTGTTGCCAACAGCAACGTTTACTACAGACGTTCACTCATCACAAACATCATGTAATCGAAAGATTACAGAAAAGATTAAGCCGGGTTTATCCCGGCTTTTTTTGTATCTAAATTTCAGAGCGGTCCAGTGATATCGACCCACTCGCCTTTTATCTGTAGGTTATTAATCTGTCTGGCAATCTTTACTAGTATTTCTACACTCTCTACTGAATTATTGTCTCCATAAGTCATATAGAAATACATAAGCAATCCATACAAAAATTTAGCATCATTAGATTTCATTTCGTGGAGGTCTTCTAGATGTTGCAGCATCAATTCAATTCCTTAAGTAGTTCTTTAATTTCACGCGGTTCAATAGATTCAGGAAAAGTGTTTTTGCCATCGGAAGCACTATTAAATGCTTTCACGATTTCTTCAATCTTCTCATCAATTGGAAGCTCCTCTTTTTCGAAGGTCGCAATAATCTGTTGAAAGTTATTATTTTCTATGTTAAACTTTCCGATTCGTTCGCCTGTATACCGAACTTCTATAACCTTTGAATTCACTTCAGTTACAAGACCGATATCGTTTGGCCACATTGAAGATGTGGTTACGATAGTGAAGTCTCCACGGCGCGGAATAATCTTACTGCCATAAATTTTGACTTCTTCCATTATAGCTTATCCTTATGAATGAAAAATGTATCCATCTTAGATGGTCCAAGAATATTGTATCCAAGGCTATCCAAGAGATTATACAATTCACCTGATGCATTTTCTACTGCAATATGGGGCTTACACCTCTTGATGGTTTCTAAGGAACCCATGATAGCGTTATACTCATATCCTTCCAAATCGTACCAGATAAAATCTACTTCGGTTCCGGGTAGCATTGAAATCGATGAGTCCAGAGTGATCATAAAAATATCATCACCCTCCTTGACTTTATGCATACCTACATTGTATTCTGTAATGTGATGCATTGAAACGGTTTTATGTTCACTACCTAACGCATTCTGGAATGACATTACGTTTGGTAGATTCATCGTATTCTCTTCAAGAAAATGGAAGTTCTGCAAATCCGGTTCAAACGTGATTACTTGTTCAAACATCTGCGATAGAAGAGCCGGATACAATCCACAATTTCCACCAGCCTGAACTACTGTTCGCTTATTTGCGATGGTTTCGATCATAGCTTTGTGGGACACATTCCAATCATCTACTGGACCATCCCACGCACCTGTATCCAGTTCAGGCCACTTCCACGGTCCCATTCCGTCAATGATATCTAGACGAACTTTTGTTGCATATTCATTCATTAAATTCTCCTTATTTTAACTAATATATCTATTAAATCCAACACAAAAACCGAAACAGCAATTATAGTAAGGATTGCTAGGACTATGAAACCTAGAATAAATCCAATCTTAAAAAAGAAGATTGTAATAAATGCGAAAACAATAGTAGCAGCTAAAGAATCTATCATGTAATCTCCTCAAACAAAATGTACTTCATTGGATAGTCGATAATACAAAACTGTAATCTGTTCATAGAAAATCTTTGTCATAGTCCCAATTACTTTCATTTCTTCCGGAGTTGCAATAATCCTAACCGGAATCATTCGCTCCTTATAAAGCTTGTCGTCACTGGTGTCAACCCATTGACCAATGACAGGCTTAAAGATGGTCAAACCTCCAGAAACACGCCTAACCCTTCTATCCCACTCTCTATGTTGGCGGGTTTTTATAGGCTTGCCGCAATTCTTTTGCGTAGGCACGTAAATTTCATAGAGGTTCTTTTCCATAATCAATCCCTCGCTCCTTAAGGAATTCACCTAGCTTAGTGATACCCCAAATTGAATCATCTCCGCTATAACGATCTTTCAATGCTCTAAATGTGCCGCGATCTTCATCATACACAATCAATAAATCTAGATACATCATTACTCCGAAAGTAAAATCGTACTTCCTTGTTTCATTTTTATTGGTTGTTGCTTCATAACGTTTATTTTCGATAATAAGATATGACATCATTGCTTGCTTCTCCTAAGTGTCGAGTGATACGATATGCTAAGGTTTCAGTCAAGCCGTATTCAGGGTCCGTTTGAAAGAAATTAGGAAGCTGATCATCTCTCATATCGCTATCATCATCAACGATGGCATATGTTTCTATGCCTCCATTATCATCAATGAATTCTTTAATTTCGTTTCCGCGATGTCCATTCGAATGAATTGGAGTTGTACCAAATACTTCGATTTCTGAAACGCTTTTAAAGAAATCAATTCCCCCATCTTTGCGCCAAGTTGATGAGATGACAACTTTACATCCTGTTTCTTTTATGATACGCTTGAGGGTTTCCAACAAAAGCCAATTCAGTCTATGATAGGGATTTGGATTTCCAACAACTTCAGCATCAGAACGCTTATTCAGCACACCATCAATATCTAAGAATAGAACTTTCATTTAATTATTCCCAAACAAAATTTCATAAGGCAAACTTTCATTACCATCAATTGATGGTATTAGCATGGCTGTTTCGTTGCATGCGACCATCTTGCCGCGATCATTAACAACTACAACGTATTTCTCATCCCAAATGAATACAACCTGTGTATCTGGATTGTTTTGCAGGGGCTTTGCATTAAGCTCCACGCATTTGGCTGCATTAATGGAAACTCTATCACGAATTTCCTGATATTTCTCTGTGGTTAGATCAGAGACAGAACCAATCTCTTCACCAGATTCAATGCGGGTTTCCGCGAATGCTACTGTTACAGCAATCATCAAAGTAACGCCTGCAATAGCAAAAATTAAAGCATTTTTATTCATAATAAAATCCTCTTGTTAAAATTAAAGGGTGGCTGTTACACCACCCCTTTATGATTTAAGCCGCTTCGGCCATTTCTACCGCAATATTAAGAGCCTCAATCTTACGGATACGATTAGGACCGTACCAAGAGCTTTTCAGGCGGGTTTCAGGAGCGCGGCCTAGGACATGGTCCGTAGAGTAAGTAACCGCGTTGAAGAGGCTCCAGAAGGTTCCTTCACCAAGATTTGCTCCCGGCTGTGTTTCGATTACAGCCTTAACCGTTGCGCCTGTACGGCTCATGCTTCCATCCTTATCGATTGGGAAAATCCGATTGATGTAGGTGGAAACATCTTCTTCCTTGAAACGCTTGGAAGAAAGCAATTCAGCAACTTCCTTGTAGGTTTCAAGTTTGGTGTGAGCGATACCAAGCGTCTTCTTAACCAATTCCGGATTGAATGCCGTGCGGTGGTTAAGATTGATCATCATATCAGCCTTACCGTTAAGAGCCATCATAAGAGTATTCTGGCAAACAACGCGGGTAGCAGTCATACGGATATCAATGCTCTTACCGTACTTGTGTGGGTTGGTGAAGAGAAGATAAAGTTCAACGTCATCCTTACCAAGGATAGTGAAGCCGTCCTTTACCTTTGCAAGCGCCCATACGATTTTTCCATCATCAAGAGCACCAGCCGTGTTCATATCCATATCACCAGCCATTACAAAATCATGGAAGAAGCCGAAAGCTTCTGCATTTTGTACCGGCTTCCAGTCATTGGAAACAACATCCAAGACCTTGTTATCAGAAGAGCGAACAAGAGCTTCTTTACCAACCGAAATACGTTCGCCATTGATTTCAGTGAAAAGAGGGAACTTGTTTACTTCCCAATCCAAGTTGGCGGCTTCCAACATCTGTTCTGGAGTAAGATCGTAAGGAACTTCCTTACCAAGGCCATGCCAAGGCTTTTCACCAGCATATGCCATGGAAGCTTTACCGTTGATGAGTTCAAGATTGTGAGCCATTTCCGTATCTCCTTGCGTTTCGATGTTTGTTTTATACAGAAACGCTATAGAGGAGTCAACAAGGAATTTTATAATTTACAAAACTTTTTCTCTTCCATGATTTGGATGGTAATCGAACCTTTTCTCTGCAATTTTCCTAAACGTAATGGCACATGAAAGATGCATGAAAGAGCCTAGATTAACTCTCTTGCTATCATTAAAGATAGAAGCAATCCATTTTCCGGATTTCTTATTGAGTGTTACGCCTGTACACCCACTCGTATTATTTTTAGAAATGCATTTATTTTGATTATTTTTTAATATTGGAACGTCTTTTAAATTTTCGAATCTATTATCGTATCTGATTCCGTTCTGGTGGTCAATGATATTATCAGGCCATTTTCCAGTTTTCATAGTCCAGATAATAATGTGAGCGCTTTGGTGCTTACCAAAGAGTTCGCCAATTCTGTAACCATCTCTATCTTTTGAGAAGGCTTCTTTTCCAGCGTATTTTGAATTCCACTGTTTGGCTACACTCTCTGGCTTGCTACCATTAAACCACTTCACATCTCTAAAACGCCAATATAGTTTTCCGCTTTCTTCATCATAAAGTAGTAGTTCATTTAGATCATTAGACGTAAGTTGCATTAAACCTCATCCGGATCAATATCAATGTAATTATTAATATTGAGACAAATGAACTGTGTTTCTCCAATTCTCTTAGAGAAATTCAAGTGCCAATGACCAAATATCCAAAGCTTTGGCTGATGGAAGTCATACATCGCTTCAAAAACTTGACGAACAATAGAAGGATCGTAGTAGCGTTGCTTTTTATATGCATGGCTACCATTATTCGTGGAATCCAGAATATGTGTTGTGACAAATTCTGGAATATCATGAGTAACCATGATTTTAGGTTTTTTATCTTCATAGGTATTGAGATAATCCATACCTTCAGAATACGAAAACACCTCATCAGGCCACCAATCAACTCCCTCTTTGCGCTGGAGCTTATCAATGGATGTGGCACCACCAACATACATCAAACCATCCTTGTAGGTTCCATCCTTGATCCAATTAGGTTCAAGAGTGCAGTCATAGGGACAATCATGATTTCCGCGAATGAAGAGGTTCTTTTCAGTGTCATATTCACCAATTGGATTGCGAATGAACCCAATACCGAAATCACCAACCTGAACAGTTTTTTCAATACCATTCTTGTTTGCATCATCAATGATGGCAAAGTATGTGGACATATCACCATGAATATCTCCAATGAAACGAATCTTGCTCATGATTTATATCCCTCTAATAATGATTTCTTCGCTTGTATAACAGCACACTCCAGACAGGTCAAGGCCCTTTTATCACCTACAAAGGAGGTGTTGCATGTAATACACTTACATGCATAGTTACCCGGAGCGTAGCCGTTTAAGGGCCATGCTTTAATATCCATAATGTATCCTTTAAGATTTTTGTTTAGACTTCTGAATTGCTTCAGCCTTTTCAATAAAGTCATGAATTGATTTAATATTGATACCACAAGTACCATTATATTTCCACAACTTTGCTAGGACATCGTTCGATTGCTTGTTAGTCAAGGTCTCCGGATCAGGCAAATTGGTTAACTGTGGGCAATTATATAAAGTCTCTGGAGGCTTAACCACAATATATTCAGTTTGAGTAATGATCTTTGTAGTTGAGCAACCCGCTAGCAATGCACATGCTACTAGTACAATAGGTTTCATCATTTTCTTAATCTCCTGAATAGTTCCTTCGTGGATTCTGGTGCTTGATCATCAGAGTCTTTACCTAAGTTATCGGTAATGTTGTTGTACTTGTTTTCTAAGCTGGTTACCTGCTTATCTCTGTCTTGGATAGTTTGATCCATTAGATTAATGGTCTTCTTTAGCTTTTCGGAATTTTCCTTAAGCAATTTATTAGCATCCTCAACTTGAGTAATCTGTACCTGCAAAGCTCCATTACTTTTTACTGATTTATATAAACCGAAGGATAAGCCACATATGATCAATATGGCAATCCCCCCGGCAATTAATGTGAATTGATTAAACATGTAATTTCCTTTCCATATATTTAAGCGAACATGGATTTTACCTTGGCTTTCAACTCTGAATCATCTCCAGAGGATTTATCTCTGGTATCACCATCTTCCTTGGTTACCACATCCTGTGCGCTATCTTCAGCATCATATAATCGCATTTTAGCACGCTCCATTCCAACCACGAATGATTTGAAATAGTTCACATCCCCGTAACGATTCTTTAGCTGCTTAACCTTAAGCAATCTAAGCTTCTCCAACTCTTCAGTTGAGATAAGGGCTAGCATCAAATCGGCAGACATAGGAACACCAAAGCTTTCTGAAGTTGCGGTTAGATCGAAATCAGTAGAGCTATAACCATCACGATTAGTTTGTGTAGCAGTCCATAGAGCAATGTTCTCCTCAATAGCCAATCCACGCAATTCTTCTGCAATAGTCTTAGAAAACTCATACATGGAGCCTTTAATCTTCATGCGTGAAGAGTTACAGATGTTTAGGTAATCGATCATGATTACATCTGGTTTGAACTTCTTCTTTAGTTTTAATTCAGAAATTAGATGTCTGAAGTGTCCAGCATGAGCACTACCGGTAGGATATTCCTTGATGACAAGATCACCAAGAGCTTTCTTTCTTGTGCTGTTGATTTTGGCGTTAAAAACGCTCTTATCAAGTTCTCTGATATCCTTGATATTGACATCCAATAAATTGGCGTCAATACGTTCTGCAATGTACTCTTCAGCCATTTCCAAGGTGATGTAGAGCACGTTGTAACCGGCTGAAATATATCCAGCCGCAAGATGACACATTGCCATTGATTTGCCAACTGCCGTACCAGCTAGAATGATATTCATTGTCTTTCTAACAACGCCACCATTGGTGATTTTGTTTAGTAGATCGATATCAAACGGAATCTTGTCTTCCTTACGATTGTAGAATTCAAATCGTCTATCAGCATCATCAAAGTATGAGTGCCCGATGTGATTATCAAATGATACAGCAAGTGCTTTAGTGATGATATCTGGAATAGCTCCAATATCCTCTTTCTTGTCGTACTTTTCGATAGAAGCTAGGATAGCGTTATGGAGTGCTCTTTGTTTGCAAAAGTCTTCCGTACTATCCATAAGCCATTCTTCATCGGATAGAATGTCATCCTTAATCTCATCAAGAACCCCTACAGACTTCTCAAAGAGGTGTTCTGGTAGATTCTTCTTTTCCAAATCCATGAAAAGAGATTTGGTTGTAGGTGCCTTATTGTATCTTTGGTAGTGGCTAAGGATCAACTTAACCACTACCTTTTTGCTATCATCTTCAAAATAATCTGGAGAGATGTATGGAATTACTTTCCTTGCATATTCATCCGCATATACAAGGCTGGAGATAATCGTATTTTCAATCAATTAGATACCCTCTTATTGTTGTTTTCGGGTATGTTAAGCGTCTTCCAAGTAAGATGAAACATCTTCATCATCTTCGATAAGATCACCATGAGAGATGGCAAACTTTGAAATGATGAATTCGTTAAAATCAGTATTAGTGAAGAGATGCATAAACACTTCGGAATTATTTTCAATATCCTTAATTTTATAGTCTTTGTTCTGAACTTCTCCAGTTGCCTTATCGACTACAGCATACTTTTGAGCGGAGACCTTAGTAACATATCCACCCTCAAGAGCAATATCTAGAAGTCCGGACCAACGTCTAATACCACCAGTGAAATTAACCGTGACATCAAACTTTGACTTTTCCTTAACGAAACGTGACTTTTCAACAGTCAACGTAAAGTTATAGCCACTGATTTCCTTATCGGAAGCATTTTCCTTTTCTTGCTGGCGACCAATAATGAAGACATTATCAGAGGAAAGCATTGTACCTTGACCACCTGATACAACCTTCTTGGAATAGAGTTCCAAGGTATCATAGGTGTGCTGAACAACAAATAGAGGAATATCTTTTAGACGGAAATGCGGAGTGATGACACGAAACAGAGATTTATTAACCTTTGCTCTAGTCATATCCTGTGCGGACTTCTCATTCTTAGCATCTTCAGCTTCTTTCTTTGAAGCTAGATTACCAAGAGAGTCGATAATGAAGATAACTCTATCACCTCTAGTGATTTCGTCAAGCTTCTTATTCATGTCGAATGATAGTTCTTCATAATTCATGATGGGGACGTGGATGACGCGTGATGTATCAATTCCAAGAGACTTGAAGTAGGCTGGAGGAGTACCAAATTCGCAGTCATAGAAAACTAGGATTGCATCCTTGAATTCATCTAGATAAGCCTTGGCACAGATCAAGCAAAATAGTGACTTAAAATGCTTGGATGGTCCAGCAAATGTGGTAATACCACTACAAACTCCACCAAATGCCGTTGAACTTAGTGCAATGTTGATGATTGGAATCTTAGTAGCAACCATCGTCTTTTCGTTATAAACCTTAGATACTGACAAAAGTGCAGAGTGGTCTAGGGCGGTTGCTTTCAATAGTCTGTCTGCTAAACTCATTTATTATCCTTTATTTCATTAATCTTTTTAAGTAATTTAACTATGTCTTCTGATCTAGTTGACCATTTAATAGTATCTTGTTCAGGGTCTTTACTTAGATTTGTAAGGAAACCTACGAATAAATCATAAAGCTTCTCAAATCTCTTATCCACCTTTAACCATTTCTCATCATCCGCTGATGATGAGAAAGTAAACCCAAAGTCACCGAAATCATCCGGCGCTTGGGTACTGTTGGGGTTCGGCTGTTGGGTCTTCTGGTGTGCCATTAGTTTCTTCCTCTATCAATCTATCAATTTTTACTCTGGCGTTTATGGTGCCACTCTTTAACTTATTGACGATAGCATCAATAAAATCAGGATCAGTATCAGGCATGGTTCCCCAAAATTCTTCATCGCGCCAGACACTACTAACAACGTCCTCTAGTTGGTTTTTGATTTTCTGAATTATTTCTTCATCACTATACATGTAATTTCCTTATGCTAAGAACTGGTTCATATCGATATCGGTTTGTAGTTTAATACCAGCGGCTCTAATCAAATCGTCTAGAGGTTTTAGGAACATTTTATCCATCTGGAGCTTATAATCTATGTATGCATTCAATCCAAATTCTTCAGGGAGTTCATCCGGAGAAGCTATGATATTTGACCTTGCTGGATTTGGTGCAATTAGATAGCACAATCTCATTTTATCACCCTCGCGGATTTTATAATGAGTTTTATTCATATCATTCTGATCAATCAGCCGGTTATAAACCAATGCAGCTTTCACATGATATGGTGTGCCTGTTTTGAACCCTCCATCAGCATCAACCCATTTATCCATTCCGTTGATACCAGAAGGTTTTGCAACTTTCTCGAATGGAAGACTATAGAATTCTTTCTCGCACTTGTCAATATGATTTCTAAGTTTTTCTTCTTCTCTGGAAATAATAAGTGGAATTGCATCCTTGATATACTTCTTAC